GTGGATATAGATCGCATCTTACAGATTTTATGACCGGAAAAATATTCGTTCTCAAATTTATATAGAGAACGAGTTTCAACCGCGTCTTTATATCTGCGCTTCATTACATCGCTCCTGTCCAGCGAACATTGGTAAAGTTCTCTTCAAGAATACAACCACGCTTAAAATTGGTAGCAGGAGCTTTCCAAGAGGCTGCCTTGAGAATAGAACCAAGAGGAAACTTACCCTTCATGGTATTGACGATAAACGAATGGACACTCGTCCCGATGATGACCTTGATATACTTGGAGCCAACCTCATAGCGGACACCAGCATTGAACTGGTTAATCATGTCGGTACGAATAGGATTTTCAGAACCAGACCGAACCATCCACTTGGAATAATCACAGCGAATATGGTCAAGATACTTGTTGATTGCGTCTTCCGAGATATTAAGTTTAGGCATGTCTTTCTCCATTCAAGATAGACACATCATATCACCTATTTACGCGATTGTCAAATATGTAACAAAATCAATACTTTATCCGAATAAGAACTCATACGAATTGGACAAAAAATATTCAATAATTTCAATAAGTTAACCTATAAAAAATGTGTAGATATATCAATCACTTGTCAAGCACATATTTCACATTGATTCCGCAATCCTTCAAAATCATCTCTTTAACCTTATCTTTACATTCTTCCAAAGTTTCATATTGTCCAAGAAATTTTCCAGATTTTGCCCAAGCATAGAATTGGTTGTGTTCGTTGTTTATGGTTACTTCTATATCCGAATCAATATATTTTACAGATTCTTTATTATCTTCATTGTCTATAATGTTATTAAGTTTTCGTACAATCATTCCTTTTACGATATTAAAAATTATCATAACAATTATTACGTTTACGATTAATTCGTAAGGCATTACTCTTCCTTTAAGTTTGAATAGAAATTGTCATAAGATGTAGCATAAACATTAGTTAGTTTAGGCAACCAAACTTGACTGTCTTTTGGAAAGACAAATATAAAACTCGTACTTGGATTTTTTTGAATTGTCCAATTTAAATATCGCATACGACCAGGATTGTCCCAAAAAGATGCTCTTGTTTCGGGACCATAATTTGATGTGCCGTCATAGATATTTGAGATTGATTGATCTTTATCTTGAATAATGAAATCAAAGCCAAAACAAACCAAATCAGTGAAGCCTTTTTTGATTGCTTCACGCATAGCATTTATTCCAGCATTGCTTCTGGGACGATTTGGATTGCACTCTTCTGGTTCCCATCTTTCATCAAGAGGCGGTATCAGAATTTTATCTTTGGAAAACCCTGAGTTATAAACTTCAGTAATTATTCCATCATCTATAGCAACGAGAAAGTCTGGTTCAAAATCTCTATAAAGGGCATTACATCCAAAAATAGTTCCTGCGCCTCTTAGAGTATTTAGTTCCAGACTCTCTCTAGATTTACCATTGCCTATTATAAACGCAATATTTTCCATTACCAATTCGCTGCGAGATTTGGAAATACTTCCTTTACAACTTCTTTCTTGATCTTAAGCTTCTTATTCTTCATTCTAAGAAGAAGCTTAGCATCACGAGGATCAATTGATTCTAAAACTTGAATGAATAATTGCTCACGACGAATCTGCTTTACATCACGGCCTTCTGGACTGTCCACAAAATAAATCAATTTCTTGGTTTCATTCCAAAATCTTCCCTGTTGATCAGCCGATTCCTGAAGAGGCTTGTATGGAGGATCACTCTCTGGTAATAGCCATTTTACACCAGGATCAATACCAAAGCCAAGAACAGCCTTTAATTCAGAACAACTATTATCTTTAAGTGCCTGTATCTGTTTTGCTTTGGACTTTTGCTTTTCAACCGATTCAATAATTTCGGCCAATGTTACTCTTGACTTATCAATTGCCATTTTAGTCTCCTTTAAATATCACCCGATTTTCTATTTTCGGAATAATACGGATCAAAATTTCCACCAGGATATCTTGATTTTAGTTTATCTACATTTAGAGAAATAACTTCATTCGGATCAATATTTAGCGCATTACACATATTAGTCCAATACCAGATAATATCTCCAAGTTCTTTTTTCAAATGCTCTTTTGTTTCTGCTGTAAATGGTTTACCTTGAAATATTACTTTCTTGATAATCTCTTGTGCTTCTCCGGCTTCACTTGTCATTCCAATAGCACCGGTTAAAAGCAATGGCACATTTACTTGTGCTGTTAAATTATCAATAACAGTTTTAAACTCGTCATTATTTTTTGACGGTAAACTGGTTACATTATATACAAAGTCGGCATATAGATTCAAATCAATTTTATTCATGATATTCCTATTATTTAAGTTCTACAACGTCCTCTACGATCTTTTGTAATGGATGATGAATTCCTATTGTTGCTAAAATAGTTGACTTTAAATTCTCTACAGTAAAACTAAAATTCTTATTAAATGCTTCACTATTTGTATCAAATCCTTCTTGTGCTAATTTGCTTGCCAGAAAGATAGCATATGTATTAGTTAATTCCTCAACATACATTCGCTTTCTCAATTCAACAGTAATATCAGCATTTTTATTTTTGTCGTCTTTAACAAGATGTGAAAAATCATTCTTGTTAATTTTAGGAAACAATACAACATTATCAGGCAATTTATTCTTTTTTGCCTTAGTTGTTTTTATAGACGTGTTACTATTTTTCACAGTATTATTTATCACGCCTTTAATGTACTCAGGAAACCTATCCATTGTTGCGCTCTTATGTCCCAATTATAGAAATTGTCAAAATACATTTTTTGGAATCTAAGTCTGTTTTGATTACCTTCGTCCCAGAAATGTTCAATACCCATCTTCAACACTTGAGCGAAAACATTTGCGTGTTCATTGTTATTTTCACTAAAATTATACATTATTGCAAAGTTAGCACAAGTTTCAGGAAGAGTATAAAAATTTGGACAGATTACATTACATCCAGCACTCATTGCCTCAATAACAGAAATACCGCTTGTTTCTGGCCAAATATTTGGATAAGCATAGATATGTGCTTTCTTTAATGCTTCACGAATAACATCATTAGGTTGATATCCATGATATGTCATATTTGGATGATTTTTAATCTTATCAAATAGAGTTAGATATGGTTCATCACGACCAGGCCAACCATAAATGTTAAATGAAGAATATACATCAAGATGAAAATCAACTCCTCTTTCAGCAAGATGCTCGCATACTGGAATAAGAAGTTCAAGTCCGCGATGTGGTGTTGTGTGATAGATCAGATTGATTTTGCCCGTAGGCTTTGTATGTGGCTCTATAGGAACAATCGCATTCTGTAATACAATTCCCTTTTCATAAGGCAAAGCAAGTCCCATATTATATGTTGCTTGTTGAAAATTGCTTACGAAAACAAGTTTAGCAAATCTATCAAGACTTTTCTTGTTCTTCAAATGCTGTGATTCTGGATCATCCCAAGTATCATGAAGCCATAAAATATTTGGCTTTGTGCTTGAAATATTTTCATCACGAACGCGAGAACAAATAATATTAAACTTATCAAATAGTTCTGCGGGAACTCTCTGTTTCAGTCCACGAAACATCTGTTCTGTGCCACCATTAGAGCCAATATGATCATATGTTCCATTTTCTGATGGCTCAATAAAATCATCGTCGTCAGTCTGCTTTAGTCCAGTAATTTTCAATACAGTCATTTTAATTATCCTTTATTATAATATTGCTTCATATACTCAGGATCATTTACATCGCGTTGAAGTTTCATCGCAATAACATATCTAGGAACATAACAACGTCTATCTACAGGCATTCCGCGATGAGGAACATGAGCAGGAAAAATAATCAATCTATTTGGCTTATATGATACATATCGAATTGCATCATATTCATTTTCTTTATCTTGAGTTCCCTCATAGAAACAAGTGCCACCTTCCCATGTAGAATCCCACTTAACACAGGGATAATAAACCATCGTATAATCGCCGTCATCAATATGAGGATATCCTGAATTACCATAAGGATTACAGTTTGAATATAATCTAAGAATATTAAATTTACCTAAGTGTTGTTTTATTATTTCAGAAACTTTTTCCCAAAGAGCGATAACAGCGGGATGATCGACTGATAACTTTTGATATTCTTCAGGAGTAATAGCAGGCATGCCAAATAGGATCTTCTCTATTAAGACCGCCTGTATGTGTAGAAGAAGACCATTCAGAAGTCCATCTGAGAGTTTTCAAATAATTAAAAAGATTTTGATGCTCTGGCAAATTTAGAACATCATCAAATACAAAAAATTTATCATTCTTAATCATGAATCTACCTTTAAAACACTATTAATTCTAAATGATCTCCATCCTTCTTTATCTAAATCCCATACGGCAAGAATGGTTGAATTTTCTTTTGTTGTATGTTCTTCTAAATCTGTTTGAACAGGAAGATATTTAGGATTCAAAGTACATCTCATATTTCTGATTGTTCCATCAGTCTTTTGAAATCTGACTTTAATAATTCCTTTAATCGCAAGATTTTTTATATCTTCCTTTGTATATGATGCCGACATAATTATCTCCTAGACTTAGTGCCAACTTTAGTCATATCTTCGGCTGGAGTTGCATACTGCAATCCACCTTTATTGTATAAAGGCATAACACGAGATGCTTTATATTCAATCTCTTTGATTGTTTCTTTACTCTCTTGTGTCTTCCACTTATGATCATTAAAAATATCTTTTTTAGAAAATGCACCACCAGGAATAGTGTTTGATAGAGGCGCAATATTTCTTGTATCGTATTCTTCAACTGTCAATTTAGATACAGTTTTAGATAATTTACGATAGCCTACTTTTGCTAAAGTTTTTTGTAGTTCTTCTCTAGCAACTAGAAGAGACTTGGTAGGTTTTCGTGCTTTTCTTTTGCGAAAAGACGAAGTAGTATAGTAAGCTGGCAACAAAGCCATAGTTGATCTCCATAACAAATATCAATATTATATGATATTGATTAGATCAAGTCAACACAAAAAAACTTCAATAAAATCAACGCTTTGACCGTTCTCTCCGCTTCTTTGAACCTATCTTTCGACGGCCTCGGCGCGGACGATTCTTATGTGGATGCGGCATAATCAATTCCTCACAAATAATTATTTTATCGCTTTGAACTTCTACTCTTTGCTGGATATTTCATAACAATTTTACCTGTAATATCTCTTACAGGAACTTTATGAATTGTTATCTTTTTGCCTGTTGCGTCTCTAACAAACAATTCGTTTATATACTCTTTAAATTTTTTTATCATTTTGTTTACCTAATAAAAATCTACGATATGGTCTGCTATTCCATATTTAACTGCTTCTTTTGCTGTCAACCAAACGTCTTCAGGAGGCAAAAGATATGTTCTAATTTGTTTTTCAGTTAGTCCAGTACATCTTTTATAATGCTCAACAATTCTTTTACTTGTATTATCAAATTCTTTAATTGCTGCCATCAATTCATGCTCTTTACCATAAGATCCCCAACTAAATTGATGGGAAAGAATTGCGGTATTTCTTGTTATATATCTATGTCCTTTTTCGCCAGAAATAAAAGTCATAAGTCCGCATGACGCAATTTGTCCAAGACCATAAGTGTAGATAGGAACTTTTGATCCCTTTATTGTATCTATAAGAGCAAACGCAGAATTTACTTCACCTCCAGGAGAATTAATTATAATTTTTATCCTTTGAGGAGTCTTCTTCATTAAATTTCTAGCAAGAATAAAATCTATGGCGGCGCTGGTACTTTCATTATCAAAATCTTTAGTAAACAAATAATAATGATTGTCACTTAATGTTGGTATAATATTTTGATCTTTTTGATTTTGCGCTACTGCCATACTATATTCCTTGTTTTTGGTGCTGAAAGAGGGACTTGAACCCCCAACCTACGGTTTACAAAACCGTTGCTCTGCCATTGAGCTATTTCAGCTTTTTATTAATCAATCGGTTTTGCTGTAAACTTGATTACAAAATCATCAGCATTTTTACCTTTTTCAATAGAAACATTCTTTAACATATAATATTGTCCACCAATAGGAACTTTATTATCAGCGTAGATTCCTAAAGACTTTAATATAGAAACCAAAGTTTCTATCTTTAAACTTTTGTCTTGACCAACTGTCATTGCTGTTGAAGCAATGAGAATAGTCGCAACAAGAATAAGCTTTTTCATTTGATACTTTCTATTCTATATAGTTCAAACATTTAAATTGCCATATGCCCGACTTGAGCTTAACTGGCTTTGAAAATTTGAACTCTTTAAATTTATTACGCATTTCGGAATACATACAAGCGATAACACAATCTGTTATTGCTTCATATGTTTTTTTCACTTTCTCATATTCCATATTTTACATCCTTATGCTATGAATAAAATGGTGATGGAGTTTTATCCCCATCACCATTCGGCTTACATATAGCGATATCCCAGAACTATTCTTTTTGGATATACGCCTTCGCCTACGACACGATTATGATTTCCTGATACTAGAATAGGATTACCAGCATCATCATAACCTGTTACAATACCAACATGCTGTCCGCCTCGGCGACGAGTAACGGCCACACAGTCGGTGCATCCATATGGGGCTGGAGTTCCACGTCTAAGATAGGAAATGGCTCTTCTATCAGAACCTCCTACAAGCATATTCATGAAATCAGCACACCATAATGTTTTAGGTAATCCAAGATCACGAGCAGTTTTGCCCATATATGATCGAGCTTGAGAACCTAAATTTGACGCGACAGAAAAAGTTTTTGCCAACGGGGATGGCATCTTTTTTCCTGTAACATTTGTTGCCACGGCATTACCATATTGAAGACAACTATCAGTGTGTCTATCTGGAACAACGCAGATAGTTGACCCATTTACCTTAGCAACTTTTGTTTTGTTTACCTTTCTATTTTGTTTAGATACTTTGTGTTTCTTAGATTTGGAATTATGATATTCCTTATTGGTTGGTTTTGCGGAAGCATCGCTCACAATTCCCATACAAGAAAATGCGATACCGCTCGCTAGAACAATCATAAGTTTTTTCATCTCGTTTCCTTTATTAAGACTACTCCTCGTTGTTTACTATTCCAAAAATCGCTTGTAAACAGTAGTTTGTTAACACACATTTTAAGATTTCTGGTTTTACGAATAGTGAAAATCACGCGATTACTATTCAGCGAGTTGAACCAGCAACAACATATGCGGCAGAAAACCGCATAATCTGTTATTTAGTGTTTAGACACTAAAACTCTCTCCACATCCGCAAGTAGATACGGAATTTGGATTAGAAAACACAAAATTACTACCAAATATCTCAGTTTTATAGTCTAAAGTGGTACCAATCAGATACATTAGACTAAATCCATCAATAATCAGCTTGAAACTTTCAATATTGATTATAACATCATCCGCGGCTATGTCAACATCATTTTCTATCAAAGACCAGTCATATTTAAATCCAGCACAACCGCCACCCTGAACAACAACTTTTATTCCTTTTAATCCTTTTTCTGAACAAATATTAAAAATTTGGTTCTTTGCGGCTTCCGTCAGATTTATTGGTTGAGTGTCCATTATCTTCCTTCCATCTTATCCAAGCCGATCTTCCGTTTATTTTTCCTAATTGATTTTGTAGATTGATCAATTTACGCTTAATCATTTTCTTAGTGTTCATTATATAATTCCTTTTTTATTATGATCGTTGTGGCCAAATTCCGTTTACACAAATAATGTAATGTAGTCCCTTAGTAGGAGATTCTAGTTTAGGAAGCAAAAAAGTTCCTCTTGAATAATCTCCGCCAAAAGTATTACCTAATAGCGCGTATAATGCTTGATTCTGATTAACAATCATTTGTCTACCGTCACACGCCATCCAATTAATTGGATCATAATTAAAAGCCACCAACCTTATCTCAGCAAAATATCCTTCCATAATTTTCTCCTTTAATGATTATGATGATTTGGATTAAATAATTTATCAAATTGATCTTGAGCATCTTCCATACCAGGCTCAACAACAATCCAAACTTGACTATCTTTAGGAACAACAAACGAATCAATCATTATTGTAATACTATCAGCAGAATTTACTCCACTCATACGACGACCAGCAGGCATCCAATAACATTCTCCTGGTCCTGCTTTTTGAATTTGTTCTGTGCCCTCTAGATATAAACTCATTTCACCAGCAACTACACAAGTTTGTCCTCCAAATGGATGCACATGAATTGGACTGCGTGTTCCCTTGTCTCTAATACTCTTACTTGTTACAAGAACCATACCAGTAGGTTTACCGGTTGCATCTCGTTGTTCTTCCGTAAGAAGTCGTCTCTCAAACATAGTCTTACTAGGTGTATTTGGCAGTTCTTTACCATTAATCTTATTTGATCGTTCAATATTAGGATTAGGAAGTTTCTTGCCCTGTGTTACACTATCTGTAATTTGACTATTAATCGCTACTACTAAACCGCATGTAACGATAAATGCAATGCTATATAAACTGATTTTCTTCATTTTATTTTTCCTTTTTATGGATCAATAGTAACAGTCCATTCTTTATAAGATGAATCGCCGTTACGTCTAATATGTATGTTATGTCCCACGTTGTCGTTAAAAACAAATTCATCACCTTCAGAAAATCGTCTTTTATATACTTCTACTCCATTTTCTGATTTTATGGAAAAGCTTGGTTTACCAATCATCGGATTATCAGCAGCAAATGTAACTTTTGGCTTTACACCATCACATACAATTTGTCCGGAAACATCAACTGATGGACCAGCTATAAGCTTAACAATAGACCAGAATCCTGCTTCAATAGGATCAACAATATTATCCACACTAATAATTGAATATGTGCCGATCTTTACTGGCCATTCTTGTTCTGAATATGTCTTTTTGATACGCCAAAATTGCATGTGATAATCTTGAGGATTAGCCATACTTACTTCATGAGTTGCTTCCATATGAGGCCCTGGCTTTACAACTACACGAGTATCTTTATAAAAGAAATTTCTGATTTTTTTTAACATTCTAATAATCCTTCTAATAAATGATATACTTCTGATGATTGTAATATTTCGTAATGATTTAGATTTAAAAACTTAATCGCAGCATCTGGTGGAGTCCAATCTTTTTGTGATTGTAATGTAACAACTCCGTCATTTCTTTCAGTCATAAGAGGATGAAATCCACTCACTGTAATATAACACCAAATTGGCTTTGTATATTCCTTTTCTTTTAATGATGAAATATAACTTGCATATGGTGACAAATGTTTTAAAACAGGAACACGACTATAAACAAAATTTTGAACTAACGGCTCAATAGCAATTCCACTAAAAGGACTTGCAAGAGTTACTATTTTAGAACATCTAGATTCGTCGTGTAATGATAACGCAATTAGTCCTCCCAAAGAATGACCAACAACAATGCTGTTTTCAGGCATTTCCTTTTTCGCTTCATCAATTATTTCCGGTATTGTTTGCTTAAAAGGATCGTATTCAAAACAGTATGTCTTATTATAATTTAGTCGTGATGTAAAATAGTTAAAACTATTTCTACTTGACCAAGCCCCGTGAATGAAAAAAATATTTGTCATTGTTTATCTAAATCTGAATAATTCATTAATAAATCATGCACATCTGGAAGAGTTTTTTTCCAGTCTAAATTTCTTTGTATATCTAAAATATCCATAACTCGTATAAACTCTCTTAAAGAATTACGATCTTCTTGATCGATATAATTTTGTAAAAGATTTATTTCTGATTGATAATATTTTATATGATGTTTAGGACAAGTATCACACACAGATTTTAATTTTGATATTATTTCATTTTTAGCTGCTTTTGGAAAATGTCTTATATCTAACCAACTTGGACCATCAAGAAATCTATAAAAAGAATTTAATTTAAAAATATCAGCAAATTCTAATGTTCTTATCATAGAATACGGGGTTGCTATTCCTATACAAGACGACAAATAAAATATTTTTATATTTCTTCTTCTTGCTTCTAATAAATTATTTATTAGAACTTCAAATTTTCCAGGATTACGAATTAAATTATATCTATCATATGTTTCATCAATACTTACACACAAAACAATTTTTTTAAATTTTTTCCATAAATCAAACAAGTTTGAATTAATAACACTAAAATTTGTATCATATCTTAATTCTATGTCGTTTGAATATCCTTTGTCAATCAATCTAGTCAAACATTCTTTCATCGCAGGAACTAATAATGGTTCTCCTCCAGTAAAATATAAATGTCTAAGATTAGGAGAAATTTCATCAAATCTATTCCACCATATATCAGTTTCCCACCATGGTGTAAATTGCAATTTATTTCTTCCATGATCATCTTTTTTAAAATAATAGTTTATTCCAACATTACTATTATCTTTAATCCATCCTCCTTTTTTAAAAGGAGTATTTCCAGTTTTATTAAAATCTAATGCTATCCAGTCATCATACCATTGATTACTATTTTGTGGTCCACACATAATACATTTTTGATTACAAAGATTACCAAAACGCAAATCTAAATTTACTATTTTAGAAGTAATTGTGCCATCAGTATTCGTATATTTTTCTGCTGTATTTAAATTTACATATTCTGGAATTGAATTACATAAATCATTTAATACTGTCCATCTTTTGCTATTTTTATTAGCATGATCATCAGCATCCCAACAAGATTTACATCTTATCGGTCTAATATTATTTTGCATTTCTAATCTATGTTTTTTGTGAGTTTCACTATTAATTGCTTCATCAAATGAATGTGTTAAAACATTTAAAACATTGTTATTGATATCTAATGCAACTCCTCTGTCTTCACCATAACAAGACAAACAACATATTTTATAATCTCCTTGAGAGTCAATTAATATTTGTGACCAAGCTTCTGGACAAAAACTATGATTATTAAATGACATAATATTATTTATTATGGCGGAGAAGGTGAGATTCGAACTCACGGTGGACTTGCACCCACGTCGGTTTTCAAGACCGATGCCTTAAACCACTCGGCCACCTCTCCGTTATATTATATATTTGGAGGACTCTCTGGGGTTCGAACCCAGGACACACGGATTAAAAGTCCGATGCTCTACCAACTGAGCTAAGAGTCCAAAACAAGAAATACATCATCTTCCGCAAATCCTTCTGTAATCATATTCACATAATTTTTTGAAGGACGCTTATTCTTAATACTTGATCTATATTCACGAGTCATAGTGTATATAAAAGCTTTCTTTTCTATTCCTTCGTGCATTACCATTATTGTTTTTCTAATATAACAGATCGGATATCCTTCACGCTTATCTAAACGCTTCAATTCTTTTTCATCAATGTCCCATAGAATACCTGCACAAGCAGCATTCTTTTTACGACGGACATTAGCATACTTTATTAATTCCCAATGATAGTGATGAGCAATCGCAGGACCAAGTCTTCTACACTTGGATGACATTTTCTTACTATTGGTGTTCATCCCATATGCAAAATATAACATTTTTCCTCGTAAAGTATAATAACTTATTCATTATGCTTCGTAAAGTATAATAACTTATTCATTATGCTTCCTCTCAGCGGCGGTAACTATAGCAAGCAGGCAGACTTAGCCAATGTCTTTAAAACCTATACTTGCCTTCCATCCGCTTCTCACTGAGAAGACTTTCGCGTTGCCAGCGTCGGTAGGGAAACCGAAACCGCTCTATGGATGACGAATCCATTTCACTTCCTGCGAGGCCACAGTAGTCAGTCGTTTACACTGACGGGTCTTGGTCGGAGATGCAAGATTCGAACTTGCGACCCTCTGGTCCCAAACCAGATGCGCTAACCGGGCTGCGCTAATCTCCGTTATTGGTCGGCGTGCTTGGTACTGCCCCAAGTCAAGAACGGTCATCTACCGCTAAAGAGTTTATAAATCTCTCCCGTGTCTTACACCCACGCCGATATTGGTGCCCCCGTCTGGAATCGAACCAGCGTCAAACCGTTATGAGCGGTCGGCTCTACCATTGAGCTACAAGGGCAAATTGGCGACCTCATCTGGACTTGAACCAGAAACCGACAGCTTAGAAGGCTGTTGCTCTATCCAGTTGAGCTATGAGGCCAACTTGTTATTTCTTACAATAAGCAGAATGTTTGCCAAATTCAGAAACAAATCTTAATTTAGCAAAAAACTTTTTACCGTTTTCAGAAACTCCTACATTGTCGGTTCTCTTGTAAAATCGAACACACTCAAAGCGGCCTTGTAAATCATATTTACCATAATAAACATCAAACGCGGTTCTGTATGAAGAATACCATTCTTTACCTTTTCTCTTTTTAGCACTCGCTTCAAGGTCTTCATTTGTCCATGAAAATTGATTCCACTCATAGACTGCGCGACAAACAGAAATAGATTTCTCTCTTGCGCGCGCCGTTGTAATAAGACCAATGATTATCTGATTTGCTTCTTCTTCGCCTCGTGCTTCATGAAAGATATTGGACGCAAGACAATAAACTTGTGTTCTGTCATACGAATTATTGTAAAAATCAATATCTGTTTCTTTTGTTGGCTCGCATGTAGCAAGCAAACAAGAAGTTAACGCAACGGTAAGTTTTACCATTATGCTACTTTATCTGATTGTTGATATTCTGGTTTAATGTAAAATTCAGATCCAGACCAAGAATAATGACTAATAATCCAATTAACCAATTCTGGTACTGTTGCTGTTACATATGATCGCGCTGGATGGCCATAAATCTGATTTGATCCATCATTAACAAATGCCAAAAGAACTGCGCGAGGCGCATACATAAGTTTATTCACGGCTTGATCTAAAGTAATCATAACAATCTCCTTCACATTGAACATCACATTATCAAATATTTTTTGAAATGTCAATATCACTTTTTATTTTGGATTTCCGTGATATGTTTACAATGCCGCCTGAATCCAAAACCAACGCAGGTGCATGACCATTGACCGTTTGAATTTGTTACTGTATATGTTTTTTTCTTGTCCGAACTCTTGACTGTAAACACTGTATCTGATACAGTATTAGCAGCATAAAGTTCTCCAACAATATTTGCGCGATTGATGATCCTAAAAGGAAAAGACGGATCGCCTGTTGTAAGACACAAATAATCTTTTGATAACCATTTTGGATTAGGAATAATTTTACCGGTATGATTTTCTACATCAGGAATATAAGCCGCACCTTTAACGCGAACATTGTTTTTGACAGAAATAGTCACAGTCATTGGTTATCTCCTTCAACCATTCATTCATTATATGAAATACATGAACAAAAGTCAATATCTGGATAAGTCACTGATATCGTTAGGATATTCAATAAATAGAATTGTGCTTGGTTACAAAACCAGATTATACACACGAATACTTGATTTGTCAAGATGAATACAGAAGAAGACAGTTATAAAAAAGAACTTGATTCTTTTATGAAAGAAGAATATAGTAAAGAACCTCAAAAGCCTAATGGTATGTTTGGTCATTGGGGATGGTATGCTGTAAAAAAACGAAAGTTTGATAGAATATACAATGAAAATAGAACAACTATACGAAAGTTGGAAGAAAGACGCGAAGATTGATGATCTAAACTATGATCGTGAGTCCGCAGAAATTCCTACTCTTCACGCAAAATATATTGAACTCTTATCAACAGAACGGTCGAAGCTCCGTGCTTTACATCTGGAAAAAAGATTGTTCTCTAATAGACTGCGAGATTATTATCTTGGCAACTTAAATAATCCAGAAGATTTAAAAGAGATCAATCGTGAACCATATCTTCAAAAGATAATGAAGACTGAGGTTCAACAATATGTGGACGCAGATACAGACATTATAAAGTTGGATTATAAAATAAACATTGTTCAAGAAAAAGTAGAATTCCTTACGGAAGTCGTTCGATCAATAAACAATAGATCATATACAATAAAAAATGCGATTGAGTTTTTGAGGTTAACTGGTGGACCAACCTGATATATTAATTTCAAAAATTAATGAAGCATACGTTAAAGTGAATTGCGATCCGGGAATTGCGAGAGAACTTCACGCGCTATTGACATTTGAAATTCCTGGTGCTAAGTTTATGCCATCTTATAGAAAGAGATTCTGGGATGGTAAAATTAGATTATATAATTTAAAGACAAATCAAATTTATTATGGACTAACTTCGCATATTCAATCATGGGCCGAAGAGAAAAACTATAGCGTAGAGATTGAAAATAATTTTAATGCTAAAAAAGAGTTTTCATTACACGAAGCAAAAGAATTTACACAAGAATTAAATTTAACAAAAGAACCCAGAGATTATCAATTAAAAGCATTTGCTCTTGCTGTTAGAAATCATCGCGGTGTTCTTATTTCTCCTACAGCATCAGGCAAATCTCTTATAATATATTTAATAACGAGGTACTATAATGCACGGACTCTTATTATTGTTCCAACTACTTCTCTGGTTAGTCAACTTGCTACTGATTTTGCCGATTACGGTTATGAATCAGATAGGTTTGTTCATAGAATATATGCTGGACAAGATAAACATACGGATAAACAAATTACCATCTCAACCTGGCAATCAATATACGAATTACCTAAAGAATATTTCAAATCTTTTGAAGTAATTATAGGAGACGAAGCGCATCAATTTAAGGCTCAAAGTCTTACATCAATAATGACTAAGGCCACAGATACACAATATAGATTCGGAACAACAGGAACACTTGACGACTCACAAGTAAATGAATTAGTTCTTCGTGGATTATTTGGTGATGTTCATAAAATTGTTGAGACTGCTGAACTGATCAAACGAGGAAATCTTGCTCAATTAAAAATAGAAGTTCTTACTTTAAATCATCCAAAAACATATCGCAGACAATACACATATCAAGAAGAAGTTGAACATATTATTGGATATGCACCAAGAAATAGATTTATAAGAAATCTCGCATTGTCTTTAAAGGGAAATACTCTTATTCTATACGCGAGAGTTGAATCTCACGGACAAATATTATATGATGAAATAAAGAGCAAGCATGACGATGTGTTTTTCATTCACGGTGGTGTTGAAACCGAAGAACGAGAAGATGTGAGAAAAATCGTTAACGAAAGCAAAAATTCCATCATTGTTGCTTCGTATGGCACATTCGCACAGGGCATAAATATAGTAAATCTACATAATATCATATTTGCCAGTCCCACTAAAAGTCGTATAAGAACATTACAATCTATTGGCAGAGGACTTAGACAATCCGCAGAAAAACAACATTGTAAGTTGTTTGATATAGCAGATAATCTGACAGTAAATAAAAAGAAAAACTACACTTTAAATCATTTGATAGAAAGAGTAAAAATGTACAATTCAGAACAATTTCCTTACGAACTTCATTCAATAGATTTAAGAGATTAATATGGAAATAGGGCAAACAATATATTTAAAGTTAGTAACAACAGAAGATATTATTGCTTTATATAAAAGTGAAACTGAAACAGACATTACAGTTACAAAACCTTATAGAGTAAATATGCTTGTTAATCCTGTAATGGGTGTTGTTACATCTACAATATCTAAATGGATTCCTTTTGAATGTGTAGAAAAAACTGACTTGACAATATCTAAAAATCATATTATTATACGCAATGCTGTTGATGAAGAAGTATCAACACGATTTTTATCTGTTATTACTGATTCAGAAAATTCTTCTGAGGAACCAATAAAATCTGATCAACCAAAACGCCGAATCAAATTAAAAATGTCCGATCAAAGAAAAGAAGATCGAGAAGAATTAGAGAATGATATTGAATATGCTGAAATTTTAAAATTGGAGGGAAAATTGAATTGAAAAAACCAAAAGAACATTATGTAAATAACGCTGAATTATATAAGGCGATGGTTGCATATAAAAAGGATCTTAAAAAAGCATTAAAAGAAGAAACCCTAGTTCCAAGAATACCAAATTATATTGGCGAGTGTATTATGAAAATAGCAACGCATCTCGCACATAGACCAAATTTTTCTAACTATACTTTTAAAGACGAAATGGTATCTGACGGAATAGAAAATTGTCTTCTTTATATAAACAATTTTGATCCTAAAAAATCTAAAAATCCTTTCGCATATTTTACTCAAATAATCTATTTTGCGTTTGTTAGAAGAATTCAAAAAGAGAAAAAGCATCTTTATACGAAATATGCCGCTATCCAAAAGATAAACATTTTTGGTGATGGCGCTATGATGGAACAAACGGGCCATGAATACGATGGCGAAATAAAATATAGTGAATGGTCACAAGAACAGATGGACAAGTTTATGGCCGAATTTGAAAAAACTAAAGGCGATAAACGAAAGAAAATTATTAAAGGAAAGCGAACTCGATCTGCTACTAAAAAATGAAAATTGCAATTATTACTGATACACATTGGGGCGTCCGAAATGATAATGTTATTTTTTTAAACAATAACAAATTATTTCTGGATAATATTTTCTTTCCAACGCTTGAAAAACATAGTATAAAACAAATCATTCATCTCGGTGATCTTGTTGATAGGCGTAAATATGTAAATATCAACACAGTAAACAGATTAAGAAACGACTTTTTGCAGCGTGTATCCGATCAATATGAAATGGATGTAACAGCAGGAAATCATGATGTTTATTATAAGAACACTAATGATATCAATTTTCTTGATGAGTTTATTGGTAACAAGTATCCTAATATTAATGTATATACTAATCCTATTGAGCGCGAGTATGGCGGTATAAAAATTCTTCTTCTTCCTTGGATCACTTCAGAAAATAGAACAGAAACCATTGATTTAATAGGAAAAACAAATGCTCAAATCTGTATGGGACACCTTGAACTTGAAGGTTTCCAAATGTATAAAGGTTCTCAAATCTCTCACGGTGAAGATAGAGGAATCTTTAGGCGCTTTGATGTTGTTTTCAGCGGTCATTATCATCACCGTTCTACTTTGGATAACATCCATTATCTTGGCAGTCACGGCGAGTTTACTTGGTCTGACTACAACGATCCGAGAGGCTTTCATATCTTTGAAACAGAAACTAGAGAATTAGAATTCATTGAGAATCCTTATACTTTATTTAAAAAGATTTGGTATAACGACGATAAGAATATTCTTGAGAGAACTGATTTTGCTTCAATAAAAGATTGTTTTATAAAGGTCATTGTTCAATCAAAAGAAAATCCTTATAATTTTGATACCTTCATGAACAAGATATATGAAGCGCAACCAGCAGAATGTTCTATCGTCGAAGATCATAAAAACATGGATTCAATAAACGAAGAAGATTTATTAAACGAGGCTGAAGATACTCTTACAATCTTATCAAAGTATGTAAACAATCTTGAAACATCAGTAGATAATAAACAACTTGACTTATTGCTTCGTGACTTATACAATGAAGCATTAAGAATGGAAACTACCTAATATGGCGCAAACAATAATACTTTCTTGGTGTCCAGGAATGTCTGATGCAAAGATTCGAACTATATTTCAGCGAAGTTTAGGTTCATATAGAATTGCAACATCATTGAAAAATGCCGGTTATTCAGTAGCCATATTAGATGCTATAGGATATCTAACAGATGGACAAATAGAAAAATTTTTAAATGAACACATAGATAAAGATACTTTGTGGATTGGATTTAATTCTACTTTTATTTCTTTTAATGATACTCGTTTTTATGAAATAATTAATAATGTATATGATTATGTGAAAAGAAAAAACACAAAAATAAAAATATTACAGGGTGGTGCTATAACACCGTTTATAGTGGCATTTAATATTAATGATAAAGTAGATCATTATATTTTAGGAAACGCTGATATTTCAATAGTAGAAGTTACTAACTTAATAAAAAATAATGAATTAGTATCTAAAGTTATAACTTCTTCTTTTTTTAAAGAACCGGATGTAAATAATATATCAACTGATTGGAGTAATGATAATTTTAATATATTAGATAAAGAAAGTATACCTATTGAATTTGGAAGAGGATGCATATTTAAATGTAAATTTTGTGCATACGATCTAACAGGGAAAAAGAAAGGGACATACATAAGAGATTTGTCGCAAATAAGAGATGAATTGATATTAACTTGGGAAAAATACGGGACAACAAATTTTTATTTTATTGATGATACTTTTAATGATGATAATGAAAAAATGGAATCAATCAGTAGAATGTTTTCTACTTTACCGTTTAAACCAAATTTTTCGTGTTTTTTAAGAATAGATTTATTAAATAAATTTCCTCATCAAATAGACTTATTAAAAAATATGGGATTAGCCGGTGTGTTTTTTGGAATAGAAAGTTTTCATCGCGACAGTTTAAAATCAATAGGAAAAGGATTAAATCCAGATAAAGTTAAAGAACGATTATATTATGTAAGAGATGAATGGAAAAATAGTGTAAATATAGGTATAAATTTTATTTTAGGATTGCCATATGACAATATTAAATATTTTGAAGAATTATTAGATTGGTCTATGCAAAAAACTTGTCCTGTGCAACATATAAATTTTGTTCCTCTCTATTTACATGCAACCGGCAAAGATAATAAAATATTACAACCATATATGAGTGAATTTAGTATAAACGCGGATAAACATGGATATTCTTTTGATAATGATTATAAATGGTATTCAAAAACAAACAATTTAAACTATAAAATTTGTAATGAAATATCAAATGAATATAATGCTATACGAAATTCGCATAATAAATATGCTGATTTTAATGTGACGACTATAAAAAATTTAGGAATATCTAATCAAGATATATTTAATCTTACTATAGATGACCTTAATAAAAAATATAATATGAATAATTTGGCATCTTCTCGATTCAAACAATATACAGAAAAGCTTGGATTATGATTTTATTTGAAAAGATTCGTTGGAAAAATTTTCTGTCAACAGGCAATGCCTTTACAGAAATTAATCTAAACGAATCAACAACAACATTGATTATTGGTGAGAATGGTGCTGGAAAGTCTACCATTCTTGATGCGTTATGTTTTAGTCTATATGGTAAACCATTTAGAAAAATCAAAAAAGATCAATTAATAAATTCAGTTAATAATAAAGATGTTCTTGTTGAAATTGAATTTACAACTAATAATAAAAAATATTTGATAAGACGAGGCATTAAGCCTACGATATTTGAAGTTTATCAAAATGATGAACTGATAGATCAAGACGCTGCTTCTCGTGATTATCAAGAGGCACTTGAAAAAAATATTCTAAAAATGAATATGAAGACTTTTACGCAAGTCGTCATTCTTGGTTCATCATCATTTATTCCATTTATGCAACTTGTTCCTGCAACAAGACGAGAGATCATTGAGGACTTGCTTGATATTAAAATATTTTCATCAATGTCTCTTTTGTTAAAGGACAAGATCGCAACAAATAAAGAAAACTACTTACTAAATGAAAAAGATATAAAGACCACAGAAACAGCAATAAAAATTCAAGAGAATGTTCGCACACAAGAAAAGGAACGTAAGGATACAAAGATAAAAGAACTTAACAAAAATGTTGAGTTATTAAAGCACAGAATAGCAAACACTGAATCAATTATTGTAAAACAACAATTGAAGATTTCAGATTTGATTGATTCTTGTGATGATTATCAAGAAGCAATAACTAAACAGCAAAAGTTAATTAATTTTGAATCCAATCTTGAAAGTAAAAGAAAGACAGCAAATAAGGTTATATCTTTCTATACAGAAAATGATAGTTGTCCAACATGCACACAAGCAATAGATTTAAATCTAAAACAACAAAAGATTTCTGAAAAGGAAAAAGTCATAGAAGAAATAAATGATGGTCTTAATAAACTTGAAGAGCGTAGATTAGATATTGAGAAACAAATTTCTGAAATTATTAAAAAGCAGAAAGAAATTCAAAAAGAACAAGATGCTGTAAGAGAACTTCAATCATCCATAAAGATGGATCAAAAAACCATAACTATATGGAACAAAGAGATTGAAAATGTAACCAAAGAAGTATTCATAGATAATCAAGACGAGTTACGCAATTTAAGTAAACAATTAAATGAACTTCTTACTGAAAAGAAAACTCTATTGAATTATTATGAGTTGTTTGATCTTGCATCTATCATTCTAAAGGATAGTGGAATTAAAGCAAAGATCATCAAGCAATACATTCCTGTTATAAATGTTTTAGTAAACAAATATCTTGCTTCAATGGATTTCTTTGTCAAGTTTGAACTTGATGAAACCTTTGAAGAAAAGATTCTATCAAGACACCGTGATGTATTTTCATATTCTTCTTTTAGCGAAGGAGAAAAAATGAGAATTGATCTCGCTCTTTTGTTTACTTGGAGAGCAATTGCTAAAATGAAAAACAGCGCAAGCACAAATCTATTAATTCTTGATGAAGTGTTTGATGCGTCTCTTGACGCCAATGGATGTGATGAATTTTTAAAGATTATAAACGAGCAAGATAAGAATACCAATACTTTTGTTATAAGTCATAGATCAAATGTTATGCAAGATAAGTTTACTCAGACTATTAAATTTGAAAAGATTAAAAATTTCTCTGTTATTAGGAGCGACTAATGAACCTCATTGATGGAAATGATCCAAGACTAAAAGAAGTGTCTTCAGATGTAGATTTTGATAAGGATAATCCTATCGAACTTTTTGATACTTTAAAATCGGCCATGATTGAATGTAAGACAACAGGATTGTCAGCATGTCAGCTTGGAATTATGAAAAGATTTTTTGTAGTTGGTAATTATGAAGATCCTGATAGCATTATAGGAATGTTTAATCCTTTAATTACGGATCAGTCCGAAGATATGATTACATATGAAGAAGCATGTCCCAGTTTTCCTGGATTATTTCTAAAGATTAAACGTCCAAAAGAAATAAGAATTCGTTATACAAAACGAGATGGAGATATTGACACTTTTAGATTTACCGGTTATACTGCTAGGGTTATATTACATGAATACGATCATTTGAATGGTATTCTATATCAATCAAGAGCGAATAGATATCATCTTGATCAGGGAAAGAAAAAACTGGATAAGTATAATAGATTTGTTAAGAGGATGAAAAATGGCAAAAAAGGTATCCGTTAAAGAATCAGCCGCATACGAAAATTTCGTTGGAAAGAAAGAAGAATTAAAAAAGCCTGAAGATTTATTTGATGTTTTGGGAATTGATGTTCCTGAAACGGAAGATAAAGAAGCAAATAATCTTTGGACGGGCATGCCTGCATTTGAGCAGAAAGATAATCCTCCTTATAAAACACTATATGTCCATTTTAGAAATAAAAATGACTTTGAAGAATTTTCTAAAAAGTATAAACAGTTCATTGATGGCGATCAGACTATAACAGAAAAAACAAAGCCTATGTGGTATCCTCATCTTAATAGAGAAGAGAATGCTATGTTGAGATGGATTGAAGAAACCAATGAAGATATTTAATTTTAAAGGCAAAATTAAAGCATATGTTAGAGAAGATACTTCGGACGAATTCGTTGTAAAAGAAGTATTTTCAGGAGAATATAATAAACTTAACATTAAAAATACCGATGTTATTGTTGATTTTGGATTAAATATTGGAATGTTTACTGCTTATGCTCTTACGAGAGGAGCAAAGAAAGTACATTCTTATGAAGCAGAAAAAGAAAACTATACGGTTGCTCAACAAAATATGAAACTAAATGAGTTTGATATTTCAAGATATGTTCTTAATAATAAAGCCGTTGTTGCTACCGATCAAAAACAGATTGTATTCTGGAAGAATAACAGTAAAAATAAAGGAGCCCATTCGTTAATTCATAAAAAGGGAAGACAGTCGGTTGTTGTAGATTGTGTTAATGTTAATGATGTATTAAATGAAATAAAGCCAAATATTGTTAAAATGGATATTGAAGGCGGTGAATATGACTGTCTAAAAGCAATAAAATCATATAAAGGCATTCGGGAATTTATTTTTGAATTCCATCATACACATCTTGACGATATCGGCCATGTGAAATATAATGAGATAATAAATCTTATGAAAGAAAATTTTGATCAAGTTCATTATAGAGAAGAAGTAAAGAAAGCATGGGTATGCGTAGTTTACTGTAAGAACAATGACTAATCCTACAAATCCAGTTTATATCATATCAAAAGGCAGACATGAATCCATGATTACTTCGCGTTCTCTCGCGCGAATGAAAGTGCCTCATTATATTGCTATTGAGCCACAAGATGAACAAAATTATGAAGAAGCTTTAGATAATTTTAACATCCGTAAATATGTTACACTATTGATTGCTCCATTCAGCAATCATGGAGATGGTCCTGGTAGAGCAAGAAACTGGTGTTGGGATCATGCTATATCTATTGGAGCAGATAAGCATTGGGTTCTTGACGATAATATTTCAGATTTTTATAGATTACATAAGAATAAAAGAATAAGAGTTGAATCTGGAGTTATTTTCAAAGCAGCAGAAGATTTTATTGATAGATTTGAAAATGTGCCTATTTCAGGATTTCAATATCGATTCTTTATTGCTCCTAATCAATCTTATCCTCCTTATGTAAAAAACACTCGTATATATTCCTGTTTGCTTATAGATAATAATTGTAAGCATCGTTGGAGAGGCAGATATAATGAAGATACAGACATTTGTTTGCGCGTATTAAAAGACGGAGATTGCACCATTCAATTCAATGCGTTTCTTCAAGGTAAAGCCGCGACACAAACAGTGAAAGGCGGAAATACAGCCGAGTTTTATCATGCAGAAGGCGATCTTGATAAAGCAAACTGGAGAGATGGCCAATTAAATGCCACAGGAACAGTAAACAAGTCTCAAATGCTTGTTGATATGCATCCTGATGTTGCTAAGGTTGTATGGAAATATGGACGTTGGCATCATTATGTTGATTATAGTCCGTTTAAATCCAACAAGTTGATTTTGAAAAAGAACATAAAATTGCCGTCAGGAATCAACGAATACGGTATGAAATTGGTAAAGCTTTTGCCAAGTGCTTGAAATCAT